GAGGCGCGTCATGACCGGACCGTCGCTGGACTCCACCACCGGGATGCTGTCTGCCTCGGCTTCGCCGCCGAGGTCCACCGCGCCGCCGCCCACCGCCATCAGGTCAATCTCGGCCTGCTTCGAGGCGTTGAGCTTGGCGTAGGTCGCCCCGGTGTCAAGGCCGTCCGTGCTCGCCGTGAACAGGTTATTGATGTTCAGCGTGGCACCGTTGATCGTTAGCTCGGTGTCCACAGGAATCGGCGTGCCGCTGAACAGCACCGCGAAGAACGCGGCCTTGAGCGCGTCGAAGTCCAGCCCGCTGACAGCCTGCACCTCGGAGCGCAGGTGCCCCTCGTACACGTCGGCCCGCACCCACGCCACACCGGCGCCGCTTGGAACCACCTGGAGGAACACCCGCGAGGCCGCCGTGGGGATGACCACGCCGACCACCTGCCCGGTGTCCCCGGCAGCGTCCAACGGCACCAGGATCGGCGTGCCGCGCACCCACGCGGACGTCGCCGCGCCTCCGGCCGGATCCTCGTTCACAGAGGCCCAGAACCACGGGATGACCTCCGCCGTCAGTCCGGCCGAGGTGGCCGCGTCCGCGTATACGACAGCAACGATCCGCTCCAGGTTCAGGCAGGTGTCCCCGTCCGTGACGAGGGTCGGCGCCGCGCCGGGTGCCGCACCCGTGACACGCACGTCCAGATCAGTCAGGGCCCGCAGCGCGGGCAGCACGTTGTCGTTGAATCGCGCGGTCATGTCGTCCCTACCTCCGGCGGCCCCGCCCGCAGGGGAGCGTATGACCGCGTGCTACTTCTTGGCCTTAGCCCGTGAGCGCCGACGCTTGGCGGGCTTGGCCGACTCCTCATCTGGCTGGTCGCCTGCCGGTGGCTCCGCGTCGTCTCCGCCTCCTACGAGGTCCGCCAATGTCTTGTCGCCGTGCACGGCGCCCGTGGGCGCGGCCTCCGCCTTGGCAGCCTGCTCGCGCACCAAGGACTCAAGAGAACCAAGTCGCTGTTCCAGCGCACCGCGAGCCCTGGCCTCCGCCTCGGCGCGCTGCGTGGCCACCACCAGCTCCGCCCGCAGGGTGGCGTTCTCTTTGCCAAGGTCCGCGAGGGCACCCGTCTCGTTCGCCTTGCCGTCGGCATGCGCGCCGTCCGTGCGCGTCGGCTGTGCCACCGCGCGCTTGACTGCTTCTCCCCCACGCTGCACGCGCTGCTCCATGTCGCTCTGGACAAACTCCTGCACCGCAGCCTCGTCCTCGAACTCGTACCCGATGAACACGGGCTGATGAGGTCGGCGAGGCTGATGGACAGAGTAGACGTCCGGGTTGTTCGGATCCTTCCCCGTCAGGTATTCGAACATCTCACTGGACGGGACACGGAACAGACGCGACGGCAATGCGCGCTCCTGGCGGTCTGCGGATCCAGCCTCGAACAGCAATCCGCCCTCGACCCACCGACGCCGCGTGTTGCCAGCATCGCGATTGTACTCGACCATCTTCACGTAACGCAGGGTCATGGTTCGGCCTCCTTTGCCTTTGCCCCTCGAAAAGGTGCGGGGCCGGGTGACGCCTCGACGGTCGAGGGGCGGCGTCACCAGACCCCGCGCGAAACCGTCGTCGCTACCGGCTGAGAACCGTGAACTTGAACACGGTGCCGCTCAGGTCCGTGGCAGCCGTGACCTCGGCGCCTGCGCTCGACAGGTCGCGCACGCGCAGCCGCTTCGTAGCGCTGCCGCTCGCGATCGTGGTCGGGAACAGCAGCACCGCGTTCGCCGTGCCGCCCGTGATCTGGAGCGTCTTCTCCGCGCCGCCGTCCGTCGTGCGCACCCGCACGTCCGTGCCGGACACGTAGGAGTCGATCCCGGCCTCGGCCGTGATGCTCGCGACGAAGTGCGCCGCGGCGGTGTGCGCGCCGGCCAGCGTGATCGTCTGCTCGGCGCCGCCGTCGAGCTTGTAGGTGATCGTCTTGGTGTCCTGGTCTGCGACCGGGAACGTGCACGTGCTGTCCACCTCGGCAGGCGTCTCCACCATCTGAGGCAGGTACACGCCGCAGTCGTTCGGCATGATGTCGATGATCTCGACAGCACGGCCGAGAACGGCGCGCAGGGCCGTCTCGAACGCGAGCGTCCCGCCGGTCGGATAGGCGCTGTCGCCGGTGAACTGGACCTTGTCCACGAAGATCGGGGCCGCGGGGTCGCCGCCGGTCGCTGCGATGCTGGTGATCGTTCCGATGGCCATGTCTCACTCCTCGTCGCTGCCGGGGTCGATTCCCCGACCGTCGTTTGGTTCCGTTCCTCTGCGTCTAGGCACCCGCCGGCGGCGCCATCGATGGCCTACCGCCGGCGAGCCCCGTCACCCTCGGTCGCTACGCGGCGAGGATGTTCTGGATCTTGACCGCCGCTTCCTCTTCCTCGTAGTCGCCGCCGACCCGGTACGACCAGATCCACGTGGTCTTGCGGGCGCGTGCGCTGCGCTCCGTCTCCATCGTGACCTTGCGCCAGAACGAGATGATCCAGTTCTTCGGGTCGGTCAGGATGCCGTCCGACAGGTTGCCGGGCGCGAGCGTGACGGGCCACTCGGGAATGACCATCATCCGAATGCCCAACTGCGTCAGCGGGTCGTTGCCCTGGAGAACGGCGTCGCCGTACCCCGTGGCGCGAGCCGCCAGGTCCTGGCGGTAGTTCACCTCGACCGTGTCGCCGACCATCAGGCGCAGCGTGGTCAGGTCGTTGCGGAACTCCTCCGGGAGTGCCAGGCGGGCCGACGCGATGTGCGCCAGGCTCAAGCGGGCCGACGCGGCGTTGACCGTGTTGGTCGTGGTCGCGGCGCGGATGCCGTCGAACGCGGCCAGGTCGTAGTCCGCGCTTGTCGTGTCACCCTGGATGAAGTTCAGCTGCGTGTCGCGGCCGATGCGCTTCGGCATCTCCATCTCGATCAGGTCGGCCAGCGACCCGCGGGCGACGTTGTCCTCCAGGACGCTGTCAGTCAGCGGAAGCTCAGCCACGAACTCGTCGGTCGTGATCGACACCTCGCTGGTTGCCGGCGCGGTGCGCTGGGCCAGCGTCAGGGCGGTGCCCTCCGTCGCGCGGTAGGCCACGCGGCCGGTGAAGCGCAGCTTCGGGATCACGTCCGTCGTGCTCTTCTGCGAGGTCACGCGGGCCTCGGAGAGGAACTTGCTCGCCACCGTGGCGCGCGCGACGAACTGGTCGAACTTGTCGGGGGCAAGCTCGCCGCCGTTGGTGGTGAGATCCGCCGTGGCCAGCTCGGCCTTCCGCATCAGCTCTTCGTTGCCCATGGCCATTTTCAGCCTCCTACCGCTTCGGGTTGTAGTCCAGCGGGTACCGCCTGGGTGCCTCGCCGCCGCTCACTGCCGGGGCAGTGAGCCCCGTTGTCCTCTGCACGATCACCGCCGGGCCACCCCGGCGACCAGTCGCCTTGCGCAATGCCCGCTGTAGCCGAGCCCGATCCGCGCGAAGCGCCTCACACTCTTTGCGTACCCGGTCTAGTTCGTCACCGTCAACGTCCCGCTTTTCCACCGTGGGATCAGCGGGCGCGGGATCCTGTGCCGCTGCCGAATGGGAATGGCTCGCGAGTTGTGCGCGCAGCACGGCAGCCTCGGCAATCGCGCGCTGGTGCGCGATCTGAGCTGACAGGTCAACAGCCGGCGCGGGTTCCGTTTCGACGGCAGGCTCGCGTGTAGGCTCCGGCGCGGGCTCGACAACTTCTGTGGACGCATCCGTTGCCGTGTCGTCCGCCTTGCCCATGTCGTCATCGCTGGCCGCGAGGCGGTCACGCAGGTCCGCGGGTAGCAGTGCGTCGAGCGCGTTCTCCGAATCGAACGATACCTCGATGTCCTCTGCCAGTGCCGCGCGCACGATCCGCTCGTACACCGCACCCTTGCTTGCGTCGTCAGGATACGCGTCGGCGTTTCCCTTGAACCGAGACAGCGCGTTGCGAATCCGAGCCGCGTCACGCTCGTTGTCTTCTTGGCCGAGCGGGTACTTGAGGTTGACAGGATCGCCGTACAGGCGCTCCGTCGTGGGGTTGCCGGCCGGATAGGACAGATTCGCACCCTCGTCCAGTGCCGCGATTCCGTACCGCTCGGAGCGCGCCGCCTGGGCCGCGCGCTTGTCCTCGGTCGCAGCGTCCGACGCAGGCACGGCCTTGAACATGTCGCCCGCTGCCTTGAGCGTCGGGAAGTGCCGTTGCCCGCCCCAGTTCGCACCGAAGTCCACGAGCGAAACAAAGATCGGCCGAATGTCCACGAGGCGGTGGACCTCGTCCTCGTCGGTGTCCTCGCGCTGGTCCTTGATGTAGATGGTCATGCCGCCGCCTCCTCGCCGGAACCGGCCACATCGAACGGCACCTTCGTTGCGTATCCCCCCGGTGACACCGCCTGTAACGTGCCGTCTCGCATGGCCTTCCACAACTCGCCGTCAGTGTCGAACTTGAGCGTCACGAGCCATGATCCCACGGCCGGAGTATACGCGGCGTCACCATCTCCAAGCGTGACCGGACTGCGCATCACGTAGGACTCCACCACGCGGACCAGGGATCGGTCCAGCGGCTCGAACGAGTGCATCAAGTCGATCATGCCCCCGTTCTCCAGCCAGTAGTGCGCGGCCTTCTCGATGTCCTCGACGCCGAATACGTCGCCCTGCGTGTCCGGGTTAACCGGAGCGCCGTCGGTGCCGTCGTTGGCCTCCATCACGAGCAGCGTCGCCAGACCGCGATCCTCTTGGCCCTCGTCAGCTTTGTGGAGCCACACCCGCGGCCGCCTGGACAGTAGACCGGCGTTGAACTCCTTGGCGGCCTTGGCGATCGGTGCCGGCGGCGCCTCCGGCGGATCCTCTGGCGGGGCAACTAGCAATTCGTCACCGTCCACCACGCCGTCGAACGATAGGCGCACGTCGGCCACGTGCCTGGCAACCGTCCCGACCTTGGGAGCCCCAACGGGCGCACCGGCGAACCCCTGCGCGGCCTTGGAAACCGCCTCGGGGTCGCCGGTCAGGAACAGCACCGGGGCGCCGTCCGCGCCACGTCCGCGGTACAGTCGCACCGGGTTACTCCTTGGTGGCCAGCAGGTCGGCGGCGATGGCGTTGTAATCGCCGATGTACCGGCCGCCGCGCTTCTCCACGTCGGCCTCGGGCTCGTCGTCTGTGGACTCGGACTCGTCGTCGGAATCCGCGGCGTCCGCGCTGTCGTCTGCGGCGTCGTCTGCGGTGTCGTCCTGAGAGTCGTCGGTCTTGGCCACGAGCAGTTCGGCAACGCGCTTGAGCGTCTCCTCGCTCGGGGCGTCGTCGCCCTTGCCCATGCTGGCGATGGCCAAGTCCACAGCGTTGCGCACGTCCCACTCGCCGGCAAATGCCTTCATGATGTCGTCGGACGTCAACTCGGCACCGCTCGTCAGCATGTCCTTGAGCGCGAGCAGTCGCGAGGAGTACCCCTCCAGTGCCTCGATGGCCAACTGGAGCGCCAGTCCCATGTCTTCGGCCTTCTGCACCGCCTCGGCGTCGGGTTCGGCCGGCGCGCCGATCTTCTCGACGCTTGCCACGAGCGCGTCGATCTTGGCGGTCAGTTCCGCCACGAGCACGGACGCACTGGGCTCCACCGGAACCTCGACGTCCAATGTGCCCTCTGGATCCGCGACGTCCGCTGCCTTGGCCAGCACATCCGACAGGTACTTCGAACGATCCGCG